TCCTGATGTAGCCCCTTGAGCGACATATGAGCCTGTGGTCTTTGTTCCAAGTGCTACGCTGTTATTGTCTATGGTAGCACTCAATGCCACATCACCAGTGCCGTTGAAACTGATTGCGCTTGCAGTTATATCACCAGTAATAGAGAAGTCTCTATCATTGGCTAATTGTGTAGCAGAAGTAGCAGTATCAGCATTTCCAGTCACATTTCCAGTTAAATTACCTTCAAATGTAGTTGATATCAGTTTACCTGTTGATGGATTGTACTTCAATCCGACATCTGTTTCCACTGGTCTTGAACCAGTCTGAGCATCGACAAACAATGGGAATACTGTTTCATCGGTAGAGTCATTGGTAGATACTGTGACATTCGTGGCAGTTGCGGCAGTAGTCGCTGATGTAGCAGTATCTGCATTACCTGTGAGGTTTGCGGTAATAGATGACGGTAGACCTATTGTGAATGTCTTGCTGTTCTCAGCGACTTCTACCTCATTGTTGGTTCCCTGTATCGTTATTGTCTCTCCTAGGGCAACTGTAGATGAGTTTGTGCCATCAGATACAGTGAAGTTTACTCCTGATAATGCTGAGTTCGGTATATTTTGTATGGTATTACCACTACCACCAGCAAAATTCAGTGTTTTATTTGTCAATGTATCAGTAGTGTCTCTACCAACTAGTGTGGTCGTTGACCCCGGTAGTGTGTGTACCCCGCCGTTGTATAGTATCGTACCATCTGTCTTCAGTTGCAGTGTTTCGTTATTATCATCACCTGTGACGCTGAAACCTCTACCCTTGGCTGTTGCACCATAATATTGTATCTTCCTAGTAGTGGAATCATTCGCATCAGCCTTGTTTATCTCTATGAGTGCTATTGGCACATCTCCATTGGCTAGATTGCCAACATCAGTTTCAGTTTGACCGTCTGATGCTGATCCTCTGATCTGTAGGGTATTGCTAGTATCAACGACAAGGAAGACGTAGTAGGTATGTGGGGCAGCATCTGATTCCAACGTCTTAGATGCTTGGGTAAAGTTCTGCATGACGTGATTTCTGAAATAACCACCCGGAGAGACAGTGAACGTAGTATGAGTACCACCATCGGTCTGTGTTATCATCATACCATCGACTACGTAGTTTCCAGCAGCCGCAGCATTGAGATACTGAATGATACCAGTATGCATCGAATCAGTATTGTCGTCAATAACTGCTAGGCTGTTCAAACCAGTAATGTGCTTTATCGCACCTGATCCCTGTGTATCATTGAAATTCGACATCAGGCCACCTCCAACTTCACCGTGAACGTCACAGTATCGTTTGCTGCAACAGGTCCAGTCGATTTGAATGTGACTCTAGTTAACATGATATCACTTGTGTTGAATATTCCTAGTTCTGTAGCCCCGCTCGGTGGTATCTCTGTTCCTGTGAATGTGACGTTCCATGTGAGAAGGTTATTCACTCTTGTTGGTGTGATGGAATCTTTAGTAGTGAAGTCATGATCGAGTTTGTCCTGTGATGCAGCCGTTCCATCAGACCCATCACCTATCTTCACTCTTGTGTAAGCATTACGAACTAATTCCGCTAAGTTGTCTTTCCCATCATTTACTATCATTACTCATCCCTCTCCGTGATGTGTGGTGTCTCATCTGTTATGTCTAATCCTAATTGACTGTTGAAGCCCAATGTATTGTTCAATCCCAACACGTTCTCGTTTCTCGATATCTGATATTCTAGGCTAATGTTATTTATGTTTACAGTATCGAAAAACAACTTGCCGATGATCTCCTGTTCAGAGTTTCTAGTTAGTATCTTACCGATTCCCACTCTCTGCTCGACCCCAAGTTCACTGAGTCTCTCAGCGATGGATTTGTTGAATGTGTTCACTGATAGCGTGAGTAGCGATGTCAATGAATTTTCTATCTCAAACACTTGGTAGTCTCCCTTTGGTATGTCATGATTGGGAAAGTCTAGACTAACTATGTCTCCGGGTTTGATTAGTTCTATACCCTCCTTCTGAATCTGTATCTTTATTTTCCTAGCATCTGTCTGTAGCGTCTTGAGCGTCTGTTCTGCCTTTATTCTAGCATCATTGAGAGATTTTATGTTAGGTTCAACTACCACTACTTCCTTAGTTTTTCTTTTAGTTGGGAACTCTGCCTCGGCTCTTATGGCATCTCCGATAACTATTACCTTGTTTGCCTTGTCAAAGAGGCTCTTGTTGCTATCTACACTGGTTATCGTATTACTAGTGAGATAGTCAAGTTGGTATGTCCTCAACCCATATAGATCATCCAATCTCTTGATGTTCATTTTCTTGTTTTCTATTGTATAATCAAGTCCCTTCTTGCTGGCTAGGTAGTTTATGACTGAGAATGCATCGACATCATTGAAGTTCGCAAGTGAAATGAATGTCTTCTTGTTCCTGCGTATTATCTCGTCGTATTGCGCAGGAATGAATTCCCTTGAGTCGAATGTTATCGTCGTTGACGTGATGGCAGATACCTTGCCCAATAGATAGCCCTCATGTGTGTAAAGGACATCATCGATTGCTATGTCTGTTGTTCCAGTGTATGATATTTGGTTCGTGCCTGAATTACCACTGTTGACAATCGCCCCTGTGTAGTCTCGTAGGGATTGTTCCGCATCGATGTCCAAATCAACCTCCTTCAGTACATCGGCTATCTCTGTGTCTATCTCAGATCCTATTGAGAACGTGGTTCCTAGATACGCATTCACAGGATCGATGTTGAGTCGCTTTGGTATGACTACCTCGAATATCTCTCCGAATGACACTACACCATCACCTGAGAGTTTCCCATCATAGGACATGCTGAAATCATTTCCAGTAGTATTCATTGTGACTGTCTTCTCATTCTTAGTCTTGCCATCAGAGACGTATACCTGTATCTGCTCTCCATTGGTGAACACATTGTCCAACTGTGTAATGTCCCTTCTGTCGATGTATGTTTGGTTTGATTCATCTAGGTTGTCTATGTCAACGAAGAGGAACATCGAATGTATTCCCTCTTGGTACTTGGTCTTCTGATCCCTTCTCTCAGAGTAGCGTAGGTCTTGTGCTACCCTGTCGTATTGTAGTCCAGTGTCGAATAACTTGTTGAACTCTATCTTCTCAGGAGTATCCTCAAGGGTAGTTTCTGCGACTCTCATGATCCTATAGTCTGCTGCCATCACCGCTCTATCGAATGTCAGTTGATGGGTAGCGATGTTGTTTGACGATCCCTTGACGTGATTGGTTATCTTGGCTATCTGAGAGGTGGTTCCCTCAAAGTCCCTAACGATGTAGTATCCTGTTAGGTTGGGAACGAAATCTAGCCATATCGCATCAGTGGAACTGTTCATCGTCTTAGTTATTTGAGTCGTATTTGCATTTGGTATCGTGAGTATTGGCTTCACGAACATCTGCGCTCTGTATGCCTGTCCTTTATCGTCTGCATCTTCACTGACATTTATTATATCACTAGCGTTTGTTAGATCACAGTATTCATCTATCGCTTCATTCACATAATCTGAGGTAGTGGTTGTTGGTGCTACGAATGACTGTTCTTGTGTAATGCCCGAAGAAGTCAATGCTAAAGATGCTGGAATCTTCCAAGCATATCCTACGGTGAGTAATGTCTGAGAGGGGTAGAAGGAGGATATATGCCTAAACTCGGCATTGGTGGGAGTACCTGAAACTCCTGTTGAGAGAACATCTGATGATGCTAGAGTTGGTTTACGGATATTGTCAGTGCGCTGTAATGCGGATTTGAAGTCAGTGAACTGCAACCTACAGTTGTCATAGAGGTGGTTTCCTCCCTCTATGTTAAAGTGAGTCACTGCTGGTAAAGCATGTGAAATATAATTTTGACTGCTTAGGTCAGGTTTAGTGTGCAATATGGCATGTATTACCTTAGATGTATGAATGAAGGTAGAACTGAACCTATTGACTGGATACAAGGAAGGATAATTACTGTTTGTGAAAAAACCAGTAGGAACAGGATTCGTTGCGGCAACAGTGATAGTAGATGTATTGAACTGCGCCCAAAATGGTAGAATGACATTGGGTGGTTTTTCTAAGTGTTGTGCTTCTGTGTACATTAGGTAATCTCTGTTTGTCTTAGGTGATATGAGATGAACGTCTATCAGAGTCTGTAGGTTATCTGCGTTTGCTGATCTTAGGTTGTTGATATACACGTATGTTCCTGCATTGGCATCATCATTTCCGTTGAGTCCCTCACCGTCATCATGAGTTATCTTAGAGGTGTTTAGGATGACTTTACGAACTGAGTCCAAAGAATTATTATCGTTCTCAGTCAGTAGTCCCACATTGCTGTACGATGTGTTTTGTGAGATTTGTGTTGGTGTAAGTGATGTTCCTGATATGCTGTCGTTGAATACTGCTATGATTCTTCCAACCGAGTTGTAAATTATATCTCCACTAGCAAAAGTCTGACTGCTTTCAAAAGTAAGGTCGCCACTAGAGTTTCTTCCTGCTAAGAAGGCACTACCGTCGAACCTATATCTATAGTACAGAGAATACTTCACCTTCTCTATCTCGGAGGTTTTACGCAGTGATTCAGCATCTATGGGGTTGAAGTGCCAGTCGAATGTGGCCTCAACGAGTCGCATCACTCCCCATCTTCGCATTCCTGTGGTTGCTATCGAGGATGAACTAATCGTGGAGAAGTCATAGTTTCTATCTGTCTTTGTCCTGTATTTTGTTTTCTCGGTATAGTTCGTGTGTGTTATCTCACTACCGACTCCTACTTTCTCATCCTCAAACATAATGCCGAGGTCTGTCATGTTAGGAAGATTGGTGTTGGTAGACCTCCCTAGAGAGTTTGCTCTCTTATACGAGAATGGTAGGACATCCCCTAGCCCATACAACTCATAGGGTATTGTCTTCCTGTCTATCTGCGTTAGTCCTGCCAATGACTCTTGCCTTAGTGCGTTCTGAAAGAATACCTCTTTGGGAACATGACCTGAGCCTGTTGTCACATTGGGGTTTATCGGTGATGAGGAATTTGAACTAGTGGTGTAGTTGGTTGTTATTCCACTGACATCATCACTGAAGTGAATCAGATCAGAATAACCTGATATCTTCTGATTGCGATTCGATGCATTTGCATAGATACTATCGTGACTATAATTCAAAGTGCCGGGATTGAACCTATTGGCATTGTAGTATCTGTAGAAGTCTTCGGTCTTAGGGCTGATAGGGCTGTTGTTCACTAACTTGTGGAGATATCCTCCAAGTGGTATGTTCGTGTTTAGGTGGTAGAATTTACCGTTGTCTAACCTACCCAATACGACTGGTAGACTTGGTGCGAGTCTGACTCTGTTGCTGTTGTCATCTATGTTCTCAATGTCCACCACTGATAGGTTCTCGACATTGAATGTCCTATTTACTTGAAAGACCGACTCAAACCCATCATCTGTGCCTACCGATAGTAAGTGCGTGGAATCACCATTGATTGAGTCAGTTCTCGATATGTGATATCCTAGAGTGCCATCAGCCGAGTATGATCCTGTGTCTGATGTTGATACTAGATCACCACCTGTGGTTGTCTTACCAGTGGAATACACCAAGCCCTTTCCTGATATACTAGCATAGTCCGTTGTCCTAGTGGTTTCTAGGGTGTTTGACTTCAATGCCTTCAGACCTGAGATGTGTTTTGTATCACTGTAGAATAGAACCTCACTACTGGTTGTCGTGTTCAATGCGGGGTTTGCCAGTGTGACTGTAGTTCCAACAAATGATAGAACCTCGCCTATGAGATCACCTGCTGTGGTTGAGTTTGCCTTGTTGTAAACCAAATCACCGATGTTTATGTCTAGGGTG